TAGCAAGAAATATTGATAATTGTGAGAATGTAGAGGAACTACAACTTTCACTCAAAGGTATGTTAAAGTTGTATATGAAACAACAAGAAGTAACGGCACAAGTATTAAAAATGAAAATGTGATGAAATTAACACCAACATCTCTTCGTATTATTGGTAGTATTCTATTAGTAGTTGGATACTTCATTCTTCTTTATGTGGATGTAAAGTTGGGATGTTATTTTCGTTTGATTGGTGGTTTAGTAATGGTTCCGTTCTCCATTAAAATTAAAACTTGGGATGTTGTAGGATTACAGGTATTCTTCGCAACAATAGATATATCAAAGATTATTCAATTGAGTTATGAAACTTGATATAACGATGGAAGAGTATGGTATAATTATAAATGCTCTACACTATTATAAGAAAGTAGAGAAGAAAGGAAACTTTCAGCAGTATGATAATAAAAGAATTAATGAGCTAAGAGACAAACTATCACATCAAATGGTATGGGAACAGTGAAGTATTTCTGACAAATGAAATCAAATGCTTCTCATAGAATCACAATAGGCATAAATTTTTATTGCGTAATATCAGAAAATTAACACAAAACATATAGATAGTAGTAGAATATATGTGGTGATACAAATGAACGAAAACTCTTCATTATGATATTCTTTGTGCGTGGAGGACATTATGCACAACTTAATTTCTTACAATCAACTAGCTGAATGGAAACATGTTAAGGATACCGTAGACCGATGTAACGAGCAAAATGATTTGATTAATGACTATTTTAATTGTTTAATTGAGTGCGATGAAGACCAACAAAGTTGTAAACGAATATGCAGGGAATTATTAAGTCATAGCCCAATCTAAAAACCGTCCCCCGACCCTTGACTTCCACAGTCAGGGGTCTTATAATAGGTGCATACAAATCTAAATCAAAAACCATCAAATGGTATGGGAACAATGATTGATCTTATCAAAACACTACTCAAATCAGCACTTGCTACCTCCCGTTGGGGTCCACTAACAGAGGCAGATGAAGAACTTGTATGGGACTCTTCCTTTGCTAAAATATTCAAAGCATCATCTATCCGCCGAACACTGTCAACACCACACACTGCAATTACACTCGAATGACTCAACTTATTGACTCTTCTGACCCACGATATTTCCGACAAACATCTGACGAACCCTATCTTCGTCACGATTATAAATTGATAATGAGCAATGGTGATACCGTTGTCTTTGATAATTATGAAGATGTGCAGCGTAGATGGTTTGAGCGTGGTGGTAATTTTTTAAGTCATGTTGAGGTTCTAGATCACAAAGAACCGAAGAATAAGAAGAAGAAAGGTTTCTGATGAAAGAGTTTGATTATGCCTTGGACTATAAAGTTCTGGAGCAAGGAGTTCTATTGGTTCGCCCTTATACAGACGATATTTGTAAGCATTGGAGATTTGTAAATGAATCTGTGGCTCGCAAATCTGCTGATAAAATATACAGAATGTTCTGTGATTATAAATCCTCTGGAGACTTCATTGGTATGGACATGTCACGGAAATTTCTTGAAATGGGTTTTACACGCGCCCGCAGGTATGCAAATCATCCTGATGGAAAAAAGTATGCTAGTGATGGTTCCGTTAAACCCCAGTCGCCAGTCGCACTACATTGTGTCAAAGCGAGATCGGCAACAATCTTCAAAGAAGTAAGAGATAAGGCAGCATATGACCCAGAGTATGTTATAATGAGAAAGAAATGGAGAGCAGCAGAATGATTGACTGGACAACGAGATTTCAAGCACTATCTGACGCAGAGAAGGATAAGATTGCTCTGTTGCGAGTGATTGAATGTACGAATGGTATTATTCAGTATAAGTTTCGTGATGAGGATGAAGATGCCTTATCGGTAGAAGAAACCAGAGATGCGATGAAGTTCTCTATGGGATGTATGAAACGAATGGAAATCCCTTTGGGTGAAGAAGTGATTACATTTGCTCCTGATACTGCTGAACTTTTCACTGAAATGAGACGATTGTATATCTCTGGTGCGAAACAGAATAATCAGGCAGATTATAGTGAGTTTCTCAAAGGTTCCAAAGCCAATTTACTTGCAGTAGGTAAAGAACGCATCTTGAAAGCAAGACGACTTGCATTCAATCATATTGACGAACTACCACCTCATACGCTAGAATGGGGACTTGAATACATCTTTAGTTTTGCTGGGTGGGTATGATGACTGACAAAATCACACTTGAACTCACACTTGAAGAACTCAAACTGATTGATAAGTATGTTGAGTTGAATGATGAGACCCAGGGTGTATTTGATAAAATCAAGTATGCTTATCCTAAATCAAAAACCCTGTACGATTTGATTTATGATTGGTGGGGTGATGTATTCACAGTTCATGGTGATTGGGATAGTGAAACATCTATTGAGGATTTGGTAGACCAGATTGATATGTGGTTGCTCAAAGAGCATGATACCAACAATTATAAATGGAATGAGTGTATCCGAACGATTAGGGAGAAACTACGATGACTGAAAACTATCCCGATTATATCTTTGAAGAAGCACACCGAAGAGAACTTGCAAATAAGCCTTTTGAGGAACTCACCAAAGAAGAACGAATTCAACTTGCATTAGAAGAAGTTGATTGGATTGTGATTGGTGGTCAAGATGGTGAAGAGTTTTATGGTTCTATTCAGTTTCTTCGTAAAGTATTGAGAAGTTTGAGATGACTTACGGACTAAACCCAAATACAATTGCATTCTCTTATACTCGTGAAGAGTTGTTTGAGTGCATCACAAAGATTGTTGCACATCCACATACTGCTATCACAAAGCACGACAAAACCCGTGCTCTTGCGATTATGGTAGTGATGGATGATTACTTCTCAAACTATGCTGAAAGTGATAATGAGGGTTGTCATTATGTTTATGAACAGGAGGCAACGGACCTTATTGATTTTGTAAGAAAGTTTGAACTTGGTATTGATGATTATGGTGATGTTGATGTTGATGAGGTTTTGAAGTGAGCCGTTTTACTGAAAATCCCGATGAGATTGTGCTGAAAGATGTTGAGATGTTTCATCTTGAAAGTATGAATGAGAGGACACTCTGGGTTGGTGTCTATACTCAAGATGGTAAAATCTATCACTTGAATATTTCTGCGGATGGTGATAAACTGCGTTATTATTGGAGTGATGAAACGCCGTGAGATTTGAAGAACCAACAAGATGGGAACTCTTCCTTGATGGATTCCGTAACTTCTGGAATTGTCTGGATTGTTATAATGATGGTGATGATTGGGGTTATGATGATTTCTGGGAAGCACTTTCTTATGGTTGGATGCAAATTTATATCTGGGACTATGATGATCCATTCAATCGCACCATTTCGCCTGAGCGTAAGTTGAGAATAGACCAGAGACCACCAGTTCTTTATGTTTCAGAAGAAGCATATGATAAACTAATAGAAGCAATCAACAAACCACCAGAGTATAATGAAAAGATTGCCAGAGTATTAAGTCGTAAAGCACCTTGGGATGAAGAAAATGACTAAAGGCATTATCATCTTTTTTGTTGGACTTTCAGTGATTGCACTCGTTATAAATGGTGCTGCTAACTGGGTAGAAAGCAAATCATCACCACCAGAACGAAAGTTTGAATTGGTAGATAGGTATAATGGTTGTGATGTGGTAAAATATACTCCTGACTACTCTGCAAAGTCTGCTTACTTCCTGAATTGTAAATGAACGAGAAATCTAAAATCTACTATAATGTCTGGTGCTGTGCATATCAACGCAGAGGACTATATAAAGGAACAGATAGGGAACACAGAGAACACGAAACTGTTCGTATGTGCCTTGACATGAAAGACGTGATGTTCTATCGTTTTGATACTGAAAAACCCAGATATGTATAGTAGAGTAGTACCAGGAACAGCAAAAAGAAAAACCAAAATGAACTGGTTTGATTATTGGATCATGCACTGCTGGATGACAGGTTGGCAGAGTATGAGATCATCATTCCGTAACTGGGCTGATCTGATGACTGGCAACTGGAAAGATTATGGACTTATGTTCTATGATGATCCTTATGAAGAGTGTCGTGATTGTTTCTGGTCTTATCTTGGTGAGGATGACACCCTACCAAAAGAGTTTCTAGAACATCTACAACAACTCGTTGAGGATATTGAAACTGGTAAAGAGAAAGTCATTCCGATGGATGAACTTCTTATCAAACGAATGAAAAACCTTGTAGAAGATGTGGAGGTGGACTGATGGGGATGTTTGATTATGTCCGTTCTTCATATGACTTAGGAGAACACTTTACCGACACCAGATGTCAAACAAAGGACATTGAAGATGGTATTGGTGGAACGATGAGTGACTACTGGTTATCACCATCAGGTCAACTTTACTATATTGATTACTCTCATACTGCCGACTTTGTAGAACTCAAAGAAGGTGATGAGGGTTATAATGCTGAAGTGGCACTTTTTAACTTTACATGGATACCTAATGGCACTCATGGTAAAGTCCGACCATGGTATATAACAAAATATATCTCAATATACCCAGAAGATTGGAAAGGTAAGTGGGAAGATTGGCCTACCTTGAAACTACACTTTAAGTATGGTAAACTTATGGACTATGAGGATGTGACTGGGAAATGAAGAAACCTAAGAACTGGTGGTATATCTGGTCAAAATCTCTTGGAGAGAAAGCATCTTCATGCAATAAGACATCTGATAAGGTTGCAGTTGTTCGTACCATCATCTTTGCAACTTATCTGATTACAAACTATTTCATTGTTGCTGGTGTCATTAGACAGTGGAATCGAAATACTGCAGTTCATGTATACATTGACTCGTCAGAGATTCAACCTTATGTCACACCACCAAAACGTGAAGTAAATAAACCTTTTGAGTTTGAGTAAAAGTTAGTAACCTCTAAACTGTATCTGTAGTGTAAGGACCAAACATTATGAACACTGTTAATCAACTTCTGGCTCTGAAAGAAGAGTTTAAGCGTCAGGACTTTACATTCACGAAAGAACAACAGGAACGATACAATGTTTTTCTGAATCGTCGGCGTGAAGAAGTGAAACAGTGGTACAAAGATGGTAAGGTTTGGATTGGTCCTAGCACTGCAGGAAAGGCACTGGTCGAGTGACACTTTAAGAACTGTCTACTACCCCTTGATTTTAGTCAAGAGGTAGTGGTATCTTAATTCATACTAAATTATTCAAAATGAACTCCACTCAGACAAACACTTTTATCTCTCAATATTGGGATGCTATTGCTTGTGATCCAAGTAAATGGTGTTATGTTCCAAATACTTATGATGTTGATGGTGTAGAGTTGGTAGGATCTCCTCAAATGAAGTTGTGGAGTGATCTTAATAACTGGAAAAATCCTGGGAGGTCAAATGGAGCAAATGTTTCTAAAATTGAAGAACTAAAAGAAAATATCAAAGAGGAGGGTATCAATCTGGATTCTCCCTTTGTTTATTATGATATTGATACAAATGACCGAATAAATGGTGAACACAGGCACCTTGCATGCAACCATTTGGGTATTAGTGGATGGATGATGCAAGGTGTTAGATTTTATAGTGAAGCATCTAAAATCAGGTTTGCCCTTATTTCAAATAAAAAAAAGAAAGATGTTTACAACCCAATTTCAATTGATGATGTTGAAGCTACTGTAAGGGATCTTATTCAGAGGGGTGATATTTCTACAGATCAAGAGATAAAAAATGAGATTAAAATCCTTGGAAAGGGATCTATATCTCAAAAAGTGCTGGATAGATTGGCTAATCGAATTCTTTCCGAAAGAATTATGTCTGGTCAAATTAAAGGTACGAATCGACTTTATGAGTGGAATGAAGACAGGTTTGAAATCTTTGTCAAAAATTCTAATGATGAGTGGGTACAAAATTACTTTCTGAATAAATCAGAAATTACCATTTATATCAATATGGCTTACTGGTCATCTCGTATTGGTGCTTTATTTGAAAAAGCTTTTGAAGCTGCTAATTGTGATTCCCCATTGCATCTAGTTTTTTCTGTTAAGTTGAAAAAAGGTGAAAGCCTAGAGACAACTCGAAAAAAAGTTTTTGATGATTATTTGAAAAAATTTGAGAAGAAATCTTGTTTTATTTTTGGAGTTAATCACGAAAGGTGTAAGACCTATCTGCCATGGAACCATCCAGATTGTGAGCACAGATTTCTTCCACAATCAAGTGAAGAAGACGAAAAAGAGACTATTAAATTGTGACACTTTAAGAACTGTCTACTACCCCTTGACTTTTGACGGTCAAGGGGTTATTATTATTGTATTGAAAGATTCTTGATGGTAACTCTTCGCCCTCATCAACAACGTGCACTAGATGCACTCTCTAAGTATCTGAAAGGTCAGTGTATTTTTCCGACTGGAGGTGGAAAAACACTGGTTGCAATCATGGATGCAGTTCGTGAGTTTCAGAAAGAAACTCCACAGACCATTGTTGTGGTTGCTCCTCGTATTCTCCTCGCAGAACAACTGTGTTCTGAGTTTCTGGAACATATCACCAATGCAGAAGTGATGCACGTTCACAGTGGTGAAACTCATCACTTCAACACCACTAAGGTATCTGAAATCCAGAAGTGGGTTGATGATAACTCTGACAATCACAAACTGATCTTCACAACTTACAACTCTCTTCATCGTATTCAAGAGAGTGAAATTGATGTGGATACGATTTACTTTGATGAAGCACACAACTCCGTAAAACGTAACTTCTTCGCTCCTACAGAGTATTTCTCTTCCAACGCTAATCGTTCCTTCTTCTTTACTGCAACTCGTAAGACTTCGGTTACAATCAACAAACCAGGAATGAACGATCGTGATGTCTATGGTGACATCATTTGTCGTGTTTCTGCACCTGAACTGGTGAGTGGTGGTTACATCATTGCACCTAAGATCAAGGCAAAAACCTTTGACATTCAGGACACTCGTATGATCGGTCCTGAGGTTGATTGTGGTAACGTTCTCGAAACGATTGATGATACCGACACCAAGAAGATTCTTGTTTGTGTGAAGAGTGCAAAGCAACTCATCAATCTCATGAGTCACACTGACTTCGCATCTCAGTTGACACAACGTGGTTATTCTTACCTTTACATCACCTCAAAGACTGGTGCGATTGTTGATGGTAAGAAAGTGAACCGTGAGGTATTCTTTGATACTCTCAACGCATGGGGTAAGGATCCTGAGAAGAAGTTTGTTGTTCTTCATCGTTCTATCCTGTCTGAGGGTATCAACGTGAGTGAACTTGAGACTGTCATCTTCATGAGGAACATGGACACCATTGAGATGGTTCAAACTATCGGTCGTGTTCTCCGTCTTGGTGGTACTCACAAGACCTACGGTTTGTGTGTGGTTCCTGTGTATTCTAAGGTCGGTATTGCTACTGAACGTGCATTGCAAAACGTGGTGGATACTGTGTTTGAGAAAGGTGAACTTCTGGATTCTGTGGTACGCAAATGAGTTACACTAATTCTCACATTCTTGAACCAAAACCTGGTCCGATTGGATTTGTTGTCAAGGATTACGCAGCGATTCCTTATGGCAATCAGTTCATGATTCTGCACAATGGTCAACAGATCAAAGTGTGTAGAACATCACAATCTGCTCGTAATTTCATCCAGAAAGAGATGAAATCTAAATAATAAGACAGAGAAACGAGTAAGAAATGAGAACTTTTAGAGACTTCATGGTTAGAATGAATGAAAGTTTAGAAGATCGCCGTGATGAGATTGATTCTAAGAGAAAAGAAGCAATAGAGAAACAAAAAGAGAAGATTGAAGATCGTGAAGAAAGAAATCAATTGAAGAAAGAAATTAAGAGTGAGATTAAGCAAGAATTGAGTTCCGAAGCATATGATGCTGAGGTCATGGGACGTTCTCAGATTCGTAGAACTGGTGAAGGTGGACGTGTTGGCGCTGAGCGTAAGAAAACCACACCAGAACGTCGTAGAATGAAAGCAGTTGGTGGTGGAAAGACTGAACCAGTAGAGTATAAGGATCGTGTGGATATTGGTTCTCAAAGGCAGAGAAGTGAGAGAGAACAAACACCTGAGAAGGAAAGAGGTAGTGCTGCACTCTCACCTAAAGAACAACAGAGAAAGGCATACTTAGAGAGAAAGGCAAGAGAAGGTAAAGGTCCTGCAACTTCCAGAGAGAAGGAGAAGGAAGCATCTAAACTCTTGAGTAAGAAGAAAGAGGAGAAACCTGTATCACCTGAGTATAAGCCAGCAAAGGCATCAGGTATGGCAAGAAGTGAAAGAATGTCACAACAACGTAAAGGTGAAGCGATGCTCAAAGATATCATGAAGGACCAAGAGTTCTCACGTTATGAGAAAGAAACTGGTCAAAAAGCTACTGGTAAAGCTAAGACCAAACTCTTGGGTAGAGTATCACAACGAATGGCAAACTGAGGGAATTATTGTTAGTAACCTTGAAAGTGTCCCTATAGTGTAAGATACAGTGAGTTTATGACTCGTCCCGAACCTCTGATGCACTTTGTAGACTACAAAAATTATGCGTCAGTTGTTTTTCGTGATATTAAAATTCGTTGGCAAATTCACCAGTATGAAATCAACAAACTGGGTGAAGATCTGAACAAAGTTGCGCAAACTGTTGCTCCTTATGTTCAGAAGATCATGGATTATTCTGTTTCTAAGTATCAAGAAGTCCGTGATCGTTATGTTACAATTAAATAATCCTTAGAGAGGGTTTATCCCTCTTTTTTTGTCTGAATTAAAGTTAGTAACCTTGAAAGTGTCCCTATAGTATGAAGAACACTCACCTGGAACACGCAGAAGATCTCATCCTCACTGGTGATCTTTCTGTTCTTGATGCACTCTACAATCCGAATCACATCAGTGTGAAGATTGATGGTGCACCTGCAATTGTGTGGGGAACTCATCCTGAGAATGGTAAGTTTTTTGTTTGCACCAAAGCAGCATTCAACAAACAAAAGATTCGTGTTTGTTACAATCAAGATGACATCTTCACTCACTTTGGACATCAACCAAATGTAGTTAAGATTCTCATCTATTGTCTGGACTTTCTGCCTCGCACTGAGGGAGTGTTTCAGGGTGATTGGATTGGTTTCGGTTCTGGTCTTGATAGGTTCACTCCGAATACTATCACCTACAAGTTCTCCGAACCTGTGATGGAGGATATTGTGATTGCTCCTCATACTTATTACACTGGAAACGGTCCTCTGTATGAAATGGAGGCACATTCTCTCACTGGTGAACTGATTGGATCTCAACATTGTCGTTTCGTTCAACCTTTCACTGACCGAGTTTGTGGTAACACTGTTGCACCTAAAGTGAATCGTAAGGGTATCACTTTCCTCTCTCCGAAAGAAGCAACGATCGCAAAACAACAGATCAATGCACTCATTCGTAACGGTCAAGAACTCACCGATGCGGACCTATTTGGTATCCTTGGATGTATTCAACTCGTCAATTTGTATCAGATGGTGATTGAAATCAAAGAGGATCTGATGGAGTCGTTGATTGTCTATGATTGTCCCAAAGCATACATCAGTGGTGAAGAAATCAATCAAGAAGGTTTCGTTCTGTCCTACAATGGTGGTATGATGAAACTTGTGGATCGTAAAGTGTTTTCCTTCGCTAACTTTACACAGGGTCGATTCCAGTGAGTTAAAGTTAGTAACCTCTAAAGTGCCCCTATAGCATGAACACCACAACTATGGAACTCCAAGCAAAACAAACTATCGCAAATAGTGTTCTCAAGAATACTTTTCTGTTGATTGAGGCACTAAGAGACAACTATCGTCAGTATTCTATTCGTGGACATCAACGAGCAATCGAAAATCTGAATTATACTTACGGAACCACAGATTCGGTTCAATCCCAGTATCATGAATCATGTATTACTGATCTCAAGAATGGTTGTTGTCCTATTGATTATCAGGTAGAGACTGGTAAAAAGTATCACAAAGTCATCTTTGTTGATGGTGGTGGTAATCGTTCTGTTCACTGTTTCATTGATAAGAACACTGGTGAAGTGTATAAGTCTGCCACCTGGAAATCTCCTGCTAAAGGTGTTCGTTATGATCTGCGATTGATTAAAGATCGTGAATATCTGCTGGAAAATGCAGATTGGAGCGGAGGATATTTATATGTGAAATGATGTGACAGGCAATTAAAGTTAGTAACCTCGAAAGTGTCCTAGTAGTATGATCACCGACCAAATGACTTACACTATCACTAAGCACATCAAAATCGAACACGAAGAGGATGATTGGAGTTTTGACTTCACCGCTGATGAGTATGGGACTGTGAGTGTAGAAGATGGTAATGGTCCTGGATATCAAACCATTCATATTCCCAAAGATTGTATTCAACATTTTATTGACGTTCTGGAGCAATACAAATGACTTACGACACCGAAATGACTTACGATGAACAAATCAAAGAAATGACTGTTACTAAATCTCTCAAACTTCTGTGTGATGGATTCAAAAGTGAATTTGCTACTTTTGCATTTGCTGATGAACGAATGACTGATCTGTTACAACAACTCTCCGCAGAGTTTGTTGAATCAAACGTCCCCGTAGTTGATGAGGACAATCAACTGGAATTGGCATTGATGTTGATGGAAACTCTTGACATTATCGCTCGTTGAATTATGATCTGGGAAGTAAAACTCTATGTGGGTGGTAAGGTTTTCACTGAAGAAGTGAGAGCAACTAACCGTCAAGACGCATTGGATACAGCAGTTGCTCGTAATCCTAAGGCAAAGGTGATGGGAGTGAACCCAACTTTACGAAGTTAAAGTTAGTAACCTCCAAAGTGTCCCATTAGTGTAGGAACTCAAATCACATGAGCAAAGTTACACTTACTCGTTACGAGTTTGATACAATCGTTGAGAATCTTCAAAAAGCACTTGAAGTTTGTGAACGTGTAGATTATAGTAAAGACGCAGAGTGTGATAATACTCCACCTTACGCAGTTGGGTGGACGAAAGCAACACTCAGAAATCTGATGATTGATCTTAACCGTATTCTGGAGAACAACACTGAACTTCATTCTGCCAAACTCACATGAAAACTGACATGAACAAAGAAATCCTGATCGACAAGATGGGTGAGGCAATCTTTGAACGATTTGCACACTTTATGGATGAACATGATTATGAAACCGCAGACTCTTTGCATTCAGAATGGAATGTAGATGGTGTTGATCCTGAAGATGGAGAATATGAGTTCTTGTTTATGGCAGATCTCACTGAAGTTTGAGGGAATTAAAGTTAGTAACCTCCAAAGTGTCCTAGTAGTATGAAGAACACTTTCACCGTCCGATTCTGGTCTGAACATCTCGATTCTCCAGAGTATATCGGACCCTTCTATTCTCTTGAGGAAGCAGAAGACTATTGTGATTCTCGCAATGGTTCGTTATCACTCTCTGGGATTCCTTCCTGGGTTGCTTGTTACTCTGTCGTTGATTGATCATGAAAAACTATCGTGTTCGTGTTGAAACTTACGATGGTTGTGTTACCATCTGGCATGAGAAATCAAAAGCAAAATCCGCTGACAAACTGATTCTCAATCGGGTCTACAACCAACTGTGTGGACTCAATGTTAAAGAAATCTCCGTTACTCCTTCTGTTTGATTATGTTTGTCTACGGAATCTTTGCCCGTCTTGATGATTATGAACCAGAAGAACTTTATGGTTTATATCATAACGAAGAAGACGCATATCGACGAGCAGAAGAGATGAAACAAGAATACAATGAAGAATATAAAGACTCTCAGTATTCTGACGTTCAAGTTCACAAAATGAAAGTTCAGTAAGTGATGATCTCACTTCCCAATCCTCACACCGAAACAACCAACACTCTTCACATCTTTATGGGCACTCGTTCTCGCATTGGTATTCAACTTAAAGATGATTCCATCCTCTCTGTGTATTGTCATTGGGATGGATATCCTGAGTTTAATGGTGTGAAACTCATTGAACATTTCAACAGTTATGATAAAGCAGCAGAGTTAATTGATGGTGGTGACATCTCTGCACTGTGGACAAATGTAGGATGGAACAATGAAACTCTGCCTGAATCTGGTCCTCTTTACTATTCTTCTCGTGGTGAAACTCGTCTTCCTCGTCATGACAACAATATGACTGAGTATCTCACTCAAGATGCAGAAGAGTATGCGTATCTCTATACCACCGACGGAGAGTGGTTGTGTTATGATACCTGTCAGTGGCACGATGTAACTTATCTTGAAAGGGTAGAGATTCCTCAAGAGGT